CAACACCAGCGCTAGCACCAGCAGCGCCAATAGCAGATCCGATAGCCACTAATTTACTACCGATAAAACTTAATACTGCTGATGGCATTCCCAACTCCTTACGATATATCTATCAGGGATTCTTGTGAGTCCGCGCTTCGTGACGACAGCCACTGACTCCCCCAATTTTACCCCCATCAGGAGTCCGATACGAGGTAAATCACACATAACGGGATGGCCAACTATGGGATAGTCAACAGGATCACCAAGAACACTGTCGATGAGATTAATAAATCCATTGTGCACTCGAATGATTTCGTAGGCTTGTTCTTCCGTGGCGTAAACAAGCTCATCACGGTAATCAACGCCATACAACTCTTGGATCATAAACACAGTGAAGGCTACGCAATCTCGCGTGCCGTATTGGAATTCTCCCTTTTGCCAGCGATTGAGCGCGGCAAAAATACTAGGGGAGGTCGCCTGGGTCAATTCGTGGCCCGCCTCTGGTTCCACCACCTCCGCCTCCGCCGCCACTGCTTCCACTACCAACACCCAAGTTACCGCTGTTGCTGTCTTTCCACAGTATTTTAGCGCCTGCTATCTCGTGCAAATACTCAAAAAAGAGGTCACTTGAATTGGCCCGCTGTTGTTCGGCGTGCGTGTACTTTAAATTGCGAGACCGATTGATCTTCGCCATCTCAGACTCACAAGTGAGCTGAATTACGTCATCCCCCTGCGATCCAGCCGTAAGAGTCATAACATCCATGAAGCCAGACCAGATCTTATTCGGATCTTCTAGCAAAGCCTCATCTTCGTCGAGCAACCCAAGATAAATGTCTACGTCACGCAAAAAATAGTCTTCAGTTCCTGCCGTACCAATACCCGCAATCGTCGAGTCGATACCCGATAGAGTCAGAGTGATACTGTAAGGCGCTATATCAGCACCTTCCTCAATGCTAGACACGGAACCAAAATCACCAACACCGAGCCAGTCATTACCGCCCCACGTAAACGTGCCGATACTGTCATGCAGGTATAACGTGCTACTAGAAAAGTCGAGCTTTGCAAACGTGATAGGACGAACGACATCTGCTTTAAGCGCGTTTACAACCGTCGTCGATAAACCCCGACTCATGCCAAGACATCCTCTACTGCTTCAATAGTAATTGAGCTTATGTACGTTGATTCTGTAGACCATCGAGGAGTATTGGTCATCATAAACACCCCAAGCGGAGCGAATATTTGAACAGCGTCATCGTTAGTCGTTGGCTTCCGTATTGGTGGCGAAATGCTTACCGCCAATTGACCGCTAGAATTTGAGCTAGCATCAGCCGTCACCATGTGAAGCTCATTGTTAAAGGACATATAGTCACCCGCCTTGAAGAAGTTAGTGACACTGTTAGTCGCTCCATCCAAGTTGATTGACGATCCCGTCTGCCCTGCTCCATTCACTAAGACCGACTGCGGTGACGTGGCCGCGCCATAACGAACCCTGCCGTAATCTTCTAGCCTCATGCGATGCGTCTGACCATCCATCTTAGCTATGAATGCTTGCATCTCGGCCCTGTCATTTCCGCGAAGGTTGCTAAATGTCATGCGCGTTTTCCAGACAGATCCCTTACGAGACAATGTTTGTATTGCTCCGCTTACTGGACTCTGGAATTGCCTAGAGTTAGTTATAAGCTCAAACGTCTGACTGGTCGGAGTAATGCTTGGGAAGTTGTACGTTGCCATTACATACGCCCTCTACGCATCATGTTGTGTACTTGCTCAACAGTCTGACGAGACGACTGAGTGACCGCTATAGCGATCTTCTCGTCAACATCCTGATTGCCCGATGCGTCAATGTTATTGATGATAGTTATACCTTGCCCTTGGCCTCTAGTATGGTCAACTACTGTTTCGTTGGGGTGTAGGATAGCTGGGAAGCCGCCACGACCATCTATGCCGCCAGAGCGAGAACCCATTCCAGTAAAGCCACCGCCCTCAAATGATCCGCCCGCCGCCGCCAGTGCCTGCGCTAAACCGACTGTGCTTGTTATACCTGCCGCACCCGCTGCTGCCGCGCCGCCTGCCGTAGCGGTAGCCACCAATGCCGCTGGTGTTGCCGCAGACGCACCAATCTTCGCCATAGCTGCCGCGTTCGCCATAACGCTAGAAGATAGTGAGCCAGCCTCTACTTGTTTTGCAATAACGGCTTGCTTGACTCGCTCGATGCCCATCTGAATGATCCCTTTCAGAACCTCATCCATAATAGAGCGACCCAGCATTCTCATAGCCTCGCTTGCGCTCTGACCCTGAGTGATGAAGTGCATCATCGCATCTTCAGCGCTTTGCTCTAAATGCTGTAATCCACCGACTAGTTTAAGCTGTGCGCTTAGCTGATTCTCTAGGTCGGCTTGGCGCAAAACATTTAGAGCTTCTTTCTTCTCAGTCTCACTGATTATCTCTGCTTGTGCCGCAGCTTGTATCGACGCAATCTTCGCTATCTGAGCTTCTTCAAATACTGTTCGCTCGTCTTTTATGCCTTGTATTGCCTGCTGTCGTATCTTTTGTAAATCCTTAATATCCTTGATGAGCTTTTTCTGCTTCTCATCTTCAGTATCTGCTTTTTCTTCTTCTGGCTTCTTGCCATCTATCTTATCGAGATTCTCTTTATGACGCTTTCTCAGCGCCTCTATTAACTCATTACGATTCTGCTCTGTACCTACAGCATCAAGGCTCGCTTGCTGGAGCAGAAGTAACTCAGCTTCAAAGGACTGTTCTAATACGCCTTTTCTACCTAATGCGAAATTACTAACAGCTTGTATCAGATTGTCCAATCGCTTCTTTTCTAACGCCGCTTGAGCCTGAGCGGATTTCTGTGCCCTAGCAGCCTCATCTGCCGCATCCTTTTCAGCCTCCTTCTTCTCATTGAAGGCATCAATAGCTCGATAGGCCAATGCTATACGCTCTAACTCAGTCCTGGTCGCACCCATTGCTACTGCATCTGCTAACTGTATTGCCCTCGCGTTTTGAGTATGCGCCCGCGCTTGATCCTCTATTCCTTTTACTAACTGCTCAAGCGACCTAACTCTTTCGTTCTCTTCTTCTACTGCCTGTAAGTTAGCTTCTGTGTTGTCGTCTGTGGCAATCGTATTCCCTGCAATAGTAGCTTTTGCAGTAGTAAGATCACCATTCAGTTTTTTTACTTTCTCCTTCAAATCTTGATACGACAAACCCAGCAATTGCGACGAGTAAATCTGATCGGTATTGCCATCTTCAACACCCTTGAGCATTCTTTCATACATACTCAGATTTGCAGTCAGCCGAGCTATGCTCTTTTCGTAGTTTTGCGTCTCTTCATTTATTTGATCAAACGTGTTTTCTTTTCGTAAATCTTCCAGCTCTTGCTCTACCGCAGTGAGTAAACCAAGCTCTCTTCTCTGCTCAGTAATACTCTCAACAAACTCTTTTACAGAGCTTGCGGACTCATCAACAGCAGGCTTGAATGATGTATATAGAGCAGCACCGACAGCAAGAATCGCACCTAAAGCCGCACCGCCTGGGCCAAAGATTGAAGCGATTTGACCACCTTGCTGGCCCAAGATGATAAACGCATCAGTACCCATTTGCGCTTGTATCGCAACGTCTTGGATCTGATGGCCGACTTGACCAAAGCCGCCACGGATCATTCTCATGCTTCCGTTGAGCTTTTTATCTGTGTCGATCTGTTTCTGTTTAGCCTCAGTGAGAGCGGCAAACTTCTTTGCAGCACGTATAGTCGCATCACTGGCTTTCAGTTGCTTGAGCCTGTAGATTTCAAGCTCTTGCTTAGTCATCCCAAGCGTCCGATTATATTCCTTCATCCGCTTGAGGGTGTCGTTTACCGCTTTCTTTTGCTTCTTTACAGCGCGCTCAGCACTATCAAAGACTTCGTTAACGCCGTCGTCTTTTGCCGTTAGGTGAATTACTATGGGATCTACTGTGCTCACGCTCTTGCCTCTTCGCCCTTATACTGAAGAACGTCCACCAATGCTGAAACTCAGTGGGCGTCATTGCCAAAACCGTGCTAATAGTCTGACCAAGATGTTCCGCTAGCTCGTAGACACGGTAAAGCTCAGTCGGGTTCCCTTGATCATCTATTAGTTTTTTTCGCGGTCTTCCTCATTTTGAGTCTGAAACGCAAGCACTTCATTCGCGACCCTTTCCACGACTGCGGAGGACGCTGAACGGCGTAGCTTCACTTTGTCGCCAATATCGAAGACAGCGTTGCCTTCTTTATCGACTACACCAAAGATGATCGCATAAACCATATAGTCGTGAATGTCGTCTTGAGAACGTGCGTTTAGCTTTGCCTTATCCTCAATAGTCAGATTCTTGACGTAGAGAGTTGCATCCCACTCTGGAACTGTAATCTCTCTAACGCCAAGATTGCTGAAGTGCTGTACTACACTATCAATTAATTTACTCATTAACTGACAGTCGCCTCAGTCATTGCACCATTACCTTGAGCACTGAAGCTAGCTTCTACGAAACCATCAAAAGAAGCAGACTTACTTACCGAAGTAATTGTTGCTGTGCCTGACCACTCAATCTGAGTTGAAGTATTACCCGTGGGATACAGCTTCAAAGTGATTGATGCGCCTTCTACTAAAGTCTGCTGACCATTAGTGTCTGAAGGATCCCAGAACGCTGTAAATGATGATGTCCATGACTTCTGCGTAGCCGTGTGAGTCATCCATGTATCACCCATTACAGTGTCATCTGCAACTTCCGATGTAGTCTCAAGTGACCAGTCCTTTATCTCAGCAACAGCGTTTGTGCCGCTGTATACTGCCCCGTCCTTACCTATGTTTGTCGCCATTTTTACGTCCTCACGAAAAATTAATTAACCCGATTTTACTAACCTTCTGGGCTACCCTCAACCGCGAAATAGTCGATTTCGCACGCAAGCCTACCTACCATGACGGGTTGATCACCGTCAGCCGAGAAGTCAGTGTCAAAAGAAACAATCCGCGTATCTGTCGCTAAATTGTTTCGCGTTAGATCTGCATACAGCGCTTCTTCTATGTCTGCGCTTATCTGATCTACCATTTCATCGTATGTAGAGGTCATCTTAACGTATACCTCTATTCGTGCAGATATTCTTTTCTGCAAAGTTCTCGGTGGACGCATAGTAGGATATCTAGTCGTCTCATTCACCGTGTATACGCATATCCCAGGCAAAGCACTAGCCTGCATAGGGAATACGCGCGTGTCAAAACAGTTACTTCCTGTGTTACTTAAACCCGTTAAGGTAGTCACTAGGTTCTGACGAATTCTTGTGCGGATATGACTCATTGCTTCTCCAGAGCCAGATCAGTAATACCCGTGCCATCTGGCATTACAACACGTATCGTG